CCCAAAAGTATTCCAAATTCTTCTAGTGGTCTAAGGTAACCTTTTAGGAAACCTACAATGGCACCAAGAGATGCAGCTAAACCAAGACCAATTGTTTCAAGTGCAGTCAACCATCCTGGTTGTTCTTTCTCACCTTCATCACCGCCACCGCCACCGCCGCCCATACCACCAATAGAAGCTGCTATCTGCTTTAATGTATCTTCTATCTGTCTAAGATCCCCACCGAGGAATGCTGTTTGTTTATTAATAGCTTCCGATACATCACTAATTGCAGTAGCATTGTCTTTTGTAGCTTCAAGAATAGCATTGCTTACTGTAATTAACTGGTTCAGCAATCCTTCCATATTACTACTTGGACCAGCAGGAACTGTGCCTCCTGCTGTAGGTCTTCCACCACCTTTACTGCCACCTCCGCTGAAAGCACCCTGTACGCCTTGTACAATACCAAAGCCATGTAGCCCTAGCTCACTCTCTATTCCAAGTGCACCTGCTTGCAAAACACTGCCAGCTACGTTGTAAGCTGCCTTAGCAGTACCTTTGGCCAACTTCGATGTGATAGAACTAATACTAGCCATTTTGTCTCTTCTTGTTTTCTTCTTCTACTTGTTTCAGATATTGTGTCAATAGTTCCACAAATAAGTCTCTCTCGTAGGGGTACATATTATATACTTCTGTCAAAGAATATTTATGATGTTGTACCAAAGAAAAAAGAGTTTGATAATAGACCGAGATATTACTATATCCGGTCATTACGTAAAAAAACTATTAATTCCTTTTAGCACAACTTCTCTTGTATCACCTTGCTTATTCTTTAGCTTCACAGTGTGTTCTACGGATGGCATGGTATTGAAGAAGGTTTTTACCTTCTCCATGGAGTCCATTGGTAGAGTGTTGATAAAATCTAGCAACTCTTCTCTCGAAAAATCAGTATAGACTTTGTCATCATCAAAGATCTTTTCGATACACGCATACAACACATCAAAGATTGCATTCGTATCATCACCTTTGTTTCTATCAATAGATTTGATCTCTTCCAACGTTGGATATCTCATTACCATACCAATGTCACCCTGAACGATAATCTTGTTAGAATGGTCAGGATGGTTCTTAATCTCAATATCATCCAAGTTAACTTGAAACTTGATAGTTTCCTTGGTATCAGGATCGTTGTATTCAAGATCAACAACTTCACCAACTGATTTTGATCTTAACTTAATAAACAAATACTCAATGTCAAACGTAGCAAGTTTATCAACATCTACCTTCTCAGTAATACAATTTTGAATAATTTGTTTAACTGCAGAAAGAATATCATCAGAGGCTTCAGAAGACTTAGCCATAAACAATAGCTTTTCTTCTTGAACCGTAAATGGTCTTAAAGTAATCTTCTTCTTAGAAGAAGGAATTGTTACTGGGTAAGTAGGGTGTTTAATTTTTGGTAATGCCATAATATAGGATCCTTATAGTTTCATTAATAATTAAGGTTGTTTTGTGAACCGTTTGTAATCACCTGAGAGGTGACGTCTTGAATTTCTTGGTCAACTCTAGTTTGTGTAGTTGATATTGAATTCATTCTAGATTGAGATCTTGCAGTAACATCACTTGCAGCCATTGTAGTAGCAGACCAATTTTTATATGCAAATGTTACAGGTATTCTTACCAACTGATCAGCCATGCTCCAATCAACTTGGATGTCTGTCATCGATATAGGAAATGCTTTGTTTAGTGTATATTTAATTACAGTGTTTTCTTCATCTGATGCAGGTGTCGTGCTATTGTATCCATCACTAAACCCATCCATATGAATGATTTCTACTGTTCCCTGATATTCATTTGGGTATGCCCAATTGTTAATCATAAGACCGTTTACTTCACCATTAGGATTAGTTGAGTTGTCGAAGTTGTATATAGTTTGAAACCATTGATGGAAGAACTTGAATACAGCACCATCTACATCACTAAAGAAGTTAACTTGTAATTCTTGAAAGTTCATTGCATGTGGTCTCTTTTCAGAACCACCATAACCCCACTGCTTAAAATCATCAGCCTGAATAGAAAGACCAGGAAGCATTGCTGATTCGCAAAGCATCCAGAAGCTTTGGTCAATTAAACCACTCAATGATGAAGGAGGTGTTATATTAACATAAAACTTCGAAGCCTTAGAAAGCCCACCATGTGCGTTAATTGCACCTTGTAGTTCGGTAATGTTAAAGGCCATTTATTATCTTTCTTGACTCTGAATAAACATAGTTGTCACCTTTTTTAACAAATCTCTGAAGTGGAAGAAACATTGCAGTATCCCACTCATTTGCAGGTACTAGAAGAAACTTACTTCTCACGTGACTGTACAAATATCTCTTTATACAAGGGACAAAATATTTATATTTGGAAGAAGAATTAAGTAAAGCATATGATGCTTTGATGCGAGTCGTATCATCATATTTTTGATTTGTTACCAAAGGATAGAGAGCATCCATTAACTTTGCTCTATACACAGGAGGGAGGTAATGTAGATTCATCCCTAAGAATCCTTCTGTATCACCTTTAAAAGGAAATACAATAGGGAATCTATCGTAGTAAGGAAGATCTTCTTTTGTCTTTGGATCATAATTGAAAAGGTAAAGTGATCCTGGTCTAATCTTAGCTCTATTTAAATCTGTATGTGCTTTAATGAATGAATTTGGATTGACGTGCTTAACTTCTTGAGCCTTATCACGCAACCAATCAGTTGCAAGTCTATCCTGTTTGGAATAAATGCGTGTAGTTCTACCTTTTTCAAGAGCATCGAGAAATATTGGCATTTATTAAAACTTTCCTAAACCTAATTCGCGTTCTGTTAGCACTTTAAACTCCCAGTTCTTTTCTGTGCAGTATTTGACAGCAGCTTCCCACTTAGCAGTATTAACACCGTATGTCTTTAACTCACCAATGTATCTTCTTGTGGTCTTTTGTTTTTTTACTGGTTGCACAGTTTGAATTGCAGGTTTGATCTCTATTACCATAGTATTTATTTTGTTTTCTGCAGTCATTGCCTTCACCCAAAAGTCTGGAAAGTAACGATGCATCTTTTTATCTACAGGACTATAATAAGGAATCACCAATTCTTCAGATGCCCATTGAAGCACCTGAGGATGTGAATCCAAATGTCTCATGAATCTCAATTCCCAAAGACTTCTATAGGTTATGTTCTCAACATTACCTACATACTTCTGGGGATTGTGTGGTTTGAACTTGCCTCTATATGCCATCTTATTTTTTTCGTATAAATATATAAGTATTTATAGGGAGTCCCAATGCCTGATACCAAAGATCAATTCTTATTTGCTTACCCTGCAGAAGTGCCATTGTATTATTCTAGAGTTTCTCTGAGAAAATACAGTCGCAATAGCCCAGGATCTGCCAGTAACTTAACCACTCAAAAAGTAATAAGATTACCTTTGCCTACTCAATTGTTGGATGACTACAATATGTCCGTCAGTTCAACTAGCATGGGTTTAATTCCAGGTGCAGCAGCATCATTGAAAGCTATCTCAGATCAGATGGCAGCTGGTGCAACTACAGGTGAAATGATTAATAAGACATTTAAAGCTGGTATGGACATAACAAAGCAGATGAATTTAACTGCATTGCAAATGGCAGCTTTAGTACCAGGCATATCAGATACAGGTGTTGCTAAGTATATATCATCTCAAGCAGGTGTTGTCAGAAACCCTCACTTGACAACAGTGTTTGATGGCGTACAGTTAAGACATTTTCAATTTGATTGGAAGCTATCAGCTACGAGTCAAGAAGAAGCTCAAACTATTAATCAAATAATTAAAACAGTAAAGATGTACATGCATCCTCAAATTACAGGATCAGGATTTGCTTTAGAGTATCCATATCTTGCTACCGTTGATTTCCAAGTTGGTGCAGTAAACAATTCTACTCTACCTAAAGTTAGAGACTCTTTCATCACATCCATGAAAGTAAATAATGCTTCGGGTGGTGGCATTTCTTTCTATAGAGATGGTAATCCTATTTCTATAGACCTTTCAATGTCGTTTCAAGAAATTGATATTCTCACCAGAGATGATTTCACAACTTCAGGTTCGAGTTAAATTAAATGTCATCAATTTTCAATTATTATCCTTATATTAAATACAACAACGTAAAAGCTAATTTTATTTTAGCACGTGCTGTATTAATTAATGACTATCTTTCTGACTATACGAAGTTCTATAGCTATACTGTGTTGGAAGGTGAAAGAGCTGATGTGATTGCATACAATCAATATAGTGATTCTTCTCTTGATTGGGTAATTTATCTTGCAAATAACATCATTGATCCCTACTACGATTGGGTAATGTCACCTTCTGATTTTACTGCTTATCTCGAAGATAAGTACAATACCCCTGCATATAAATTAACATCAACTTTGATCCCTTCTTCTATTGCTTATTACTATTATAAGGGATTGGATAGTGACTCACAGGAATATATCAATGGTTTCAATTATACCATGTCACCAGAGACTTATGATTCGTTGAGTGCAGAAGAGAAGTCAGGTTGGGTTGCCAAGAGCATTTGGGATGATGAGAATGAGAAGAATGAAGCAAAGAGAAATATTAACCTTCTTCGTCCAATATACGTTGCAGACTTCGTGCAACAATTTAATACATTGTTTGTAAATGGCTAATTTAAATCCTTTAGAACTTAGCATTGTCGATATCTTTATTCAAAAGTTTGATGGAACTGATAAGCAGTCTATCAAATCGCAGTTTGTTGAATTACTAGTATTCCAATCGATGTTCGAACCTACTATCAAAGCTGAATTGTTAGTAAATGATGGTATTGGTTTATTCTTTAACTTTCCATTGACTGGTGAAGAACTTGTTGTTATTCAATATCAACAAACAGCAACTCTTACATTTGGGCAACCTAACTCTACAACCAATGTTAAGCAGTTGCAGTTCATCATTAAGGGTGTAAGAAACGTTGCTGTAGGGGATCGTGCTCGTTCGTTGATGTATACACTTGATTTGGCTAGCGTAGAGTTCTTGCAAAATACAAGAAAGTATGTTGCAAAGCACTATAGTGATAATATTGAAAATATGGCTAAGCAACTATACCAAACTTATATCCAAGAAGATACACAAAAGCTATATGGCAAAGATTATATTAATAAAGAATTTAATGTAGAAGAGTCTATTAAAGTTAGAAGTATGATTGTTCCTAATCTTAGACCTTTCCAAGGGATTCAATGGTTAGCCAAACACGCTGTTGCTTCTGAAAGCGATAAGCACTTTCTTTACCTATTCTTTGAAAACAACAACGGGTTTAACTTTGTTACAATTCAAAAGTTAATAGAAGAGGCTTTGACTAAAAGAGAAGCCTTAAAGAAATCTTCTTATAGATACATTTCTGATAACGTCAGTGATGGTATAGATCCCAACCAAGACTTGAGATTGATTTCAAACATTGTGAACAACAAGAGACTTTCTTCTATTGAAAAGATTGCAGGTGGTTACTATCAAAATGAGTTGTTTGAAATTAGTATGCTTCAAAAGGCATATAATAGTACTCCTACGGAGCTAAAGTCAGACCAAACTACTCAAGACATTGCTCTTGAACCACATCCACTGAATACAGCAAAGTACATTGATTATGTTAAAAATGAAGTTGTCGGAACAGAGTACTCAAACAGAATAAGATATATCATTAACAACTATGAAGACTTTGACACAGAGAATAGATCGCAACCAGAATATAGATTGAAGTTTGGTAACGCTACTAAATACTTGTATGCGTTGAATCAAATTGACTTAACAATCACCATCCCTGCAAATATAGAATTAAATGCTGGTGATATCATATATTGTGACCTTCCAGAGACACAAGGTTTTAACAACGTACAGACAGACAAATACCTAAGTGGTTTGTTTATCGTTTCAGAAGTTAAACACGTTATTGCTAATGGTGGCAGAGCTGCTACTTCTTTAAGAATATATAAAGATGGCTACATGACTTCGTTGTTCACCAGCTCTCTATACACTGTAGCAGCTGCACAAAAGTCAGGTATTACATTAGATCCTTCGACAGGCAAGATAGTTGGTGGTACGTAAAATATGTTAGAATCAGATTTTTATGGTGATAGATTTAGATGGTTTGTTGGAGTCGTCAAGGATATTGGTGATGATAAGGCTCGTGTTAAAGTAAGAATATTTGGTGTTCATCACACAGAAGATACAACAGATATCTCCAATGATGATCTTCCATGGGCAATGGTATTATATCCAACAACAGCAGGACAGACATCTGGTGGTATGGGTAGTCACAACCTAACACCAGGCTCATGGGTAGTTGGCTTCTTTGTTGATGGTATAGACTCACAACAACCAATTGTCTTGGGAGTTATTAATGGTGGTCCAGGATCTACAAACTCAGCTCCTCGTGCTCCTGTAACTCCACAGCAATCAAGTGACCTCTCAACCTCAACATCTAATCCTGCAGAAAACCAAACACAAACTACTTCTCCAGAAACTACAACGACTACACAGTTGACTGGAAGTGATAATCGCACAAAAGCATACAACTACTTCTGGGAAAAAATTACTTCACAAGGTAGTGTTTCAGGTGATAGAAAATGTATTGTTGCAGCAATCATTGGTAACTTCATGGTTGAGTCTGGCGATAACATTAATCCACAAGCATACAATGGCAATGACTTGGGTGAAGCTTCATTTGGTATTGCGCAATGGCGTACAGGCAAATATGATAGAGCCACACCAATGTTTAAGTTCTGTGGTTATTCTGCAGTAGCAAAGCCTCCTGGTCTTCCACCATTAGAAAAGCAATTAGACTTTGTTTGGAATGAATTTAATAGTTCAGAAAAGCATGCATTTAACAATCTATTGACACAAACTACTATCCAGGATGCAGTTGCTGCAATAATAGGATACGAGAGAGATGCTTCATACAAGCATGGATCTGCTGATAGAACCAATCCAATTTATATTAATAAACTAACAAAAGCTAGAAGTGTATTGTCTTCAATGTCATACACTGGTAGCTCAGGGACACCATCAACATGAATGTAGTTGCTCCAGAAGCTGTTTCTTATTCAAAAAGTATTACATTTAATTTTTCAAATACTTTGAAAGATCAACCTATCAACATGAACGATTATGCATCCTCTAGTTTTATAATCGACATTGATGGACAAGTTTATCAATCAGCTCCTTCTAGTGATGCAAGTGCTACTGTTACTGTTATAGGTGGTATTGATAAGTTTGTCAATGGTTCTAATCCAAATAGACTAGCTTCAAATTTCTATATTACAGAACCTCAAAAAGTAACACTATATAGAATAATGAAGGATCTTGCAATTTATACAGATTCAGCAACTATCACAAGCAACAGTGATAAGTTACAACAATCATTAACAGCGTTATATTCTAATTACTGTGGATAAATATGAGCAACAACTGGTTTAAACGAACAACGACTAATTATGGTGGAGGATACAGATCAACTGTTACTAGAAATAGCAATGGTAAAATAACTTCTTCTAATAGTACGGGTGGCAACGGTTATAGAACTACAACCTCATATACAACAGGTAAAGCTCCAAAAATTACCACTACAAGAACTAGTGGTGGGTGGACACAAAGAACAACTCGCTCCATAGGCACAAGTCAAAAAACAAAAAGACCTCGCAAAATGACAAAAGCAGAGGCACAGTTCTGGGGTGCTATTCTTAGCAGTAAATACTTTTGGATTGCAGTTGGTTTGTTTGCAGTATATTCACACTTTCAAAATTAATGGTTAGATGACATGACAACTAGTAGATTTACTAATGATCCTTCCAGAGTAAAACAATTTACCAATCCATCAAGAGATGGTGCCTCAAGAAGCCAAGCACCACAATCAATTACTGGTGGTGGTAACCATTCTCCTTATTATGATGTTTCTGTAAAGGATAAGCCTGGTCACGGTAGCGATCAACAGATTACTCACACAGGTCCTGGCGCAGGCACTATGGGTGGTATAGGAGGTCCAACGGACGTCCAAGGATTTATATCTGCCACAGGTAATAAAATAATAGTAGATAATACTTTTGGTGCTGATACAATCACGCTTCAACATCATTCTGGTGCAACTATTATGATTGACGTTGATGGATCAATTCATATGATCTCTTCTGGTAAGAAGGGTGTTGGTATGATAGCTCCTCGTGGTGATGCTACTGTATTTGCTGCAGGTCATTTGATATTGAAAGGTAATGGAAGAATAACAATTGAATCTGCAGGTGATCTTGATTTCAATATCGGTGGTGATTTAAACTTCCATGTTGATGGTAATATGTCTTCTATAGTTAAAGGCAACGTAGAAGAAGTTGTTGACGGTGGTAAGATTGTAGAGGTTGTAAAACATTTAAGTACTACTGTTGCTGGAGATAATAGAACCACTGTTGCAGGTAATATGCAGACACAGGTTAATGGTAATCTAATCTTTGATACGCAAGGTGATCTTACAACAAGATCTGATGGTGCTCTTTCTTTAAACACTCAGAAAACCTTAAAGGCAATTGCAAAAGCATTAATTAGCATAGACACAAAAGATACAATTACTGTTACTTCAACAGGCAACATGACACTTCAGAGTGCAGCAAACTTTGAAACAAAGTCATCTGGAACAACCAAAGCATCTTCTACTGGTGACCTTTCATTAAATGGTTCTGCAGGAATGGGTATTTGGGCATCTGGTGAGATCTCAATCAATGGATCTGATACAGTTATTCAGACAAGTGGTTCACCAAGTGTGGATTCTGTTGATGCAGCTGCCACAGCACCTCTTGCACAATATGCTCCAGCAAATACGATTATTGATAGTATTACAACAATAAGAGTTGCTCCTGATTTCCCAATGAATACGAAAAGAATGTCTAAAGAAGACTTCTCTAGATTTCAAAATGAGAATCAACATCCTAACCCAAAAGCAGAAGCAGCAGCAACTCCTAATACGGGGTCAGGTATTGTTCCAGAACCTAAGGATACTGGTATTCAAGCAGATCCTCCTGCTACGACAACTTATGATAAGCCAGCAGGAGCAACTTCTAATGGTGTAGCAGAACAGAACCCTCTTCCTGTTCCTACATCAGTATACAATGCAAATGCCAAACTATCTAAGCACTTTACAATAGGACATATGAATGTTGTCCAAAATATTAAATCATGTCCAGAAAACAAACAGCAAGCTGTAATCAAAGCTGCAATGCATACAGCATGGAACATTCTCGATCCTCTTGTTGAAAAGTATGGTTCGAGAGTCCAAGTAACTTCGTGGTGGAGAGCAGGAACATCAGTCAACCACGTTATTGGTGATGCCGTTGATCTTAGAGCTGCAAACAAGAATGATGTTGCCCTGACTGCAGAAATTGCTGCTTTCGTAAGAGATAACTTACCATACGATCAAGTGTTCTTAGAAGCTAACGACTCGCCTGGCATTCATTGCCACGTAAGAGCTGCTCCTGTTGGACAAAAAGGTGGTGGTAAAGTATATACTTGCGCTGACAAACATTGCAGCAATAAAGTAGATGGAATACAACTTAAATTTGCTGTTGCAGCATTGAATTCTGGGGAGAGTAGCCGTGGGTAATGTACAATTTGATAGTCAAGGCAATCCTTCTGCTGGTAGTCCTAGCTTAGATCTTAATAAAGATACAATGGCAAAGATACAAAAAAGTATCATTGCACAACCAGGCACTTTTGGTAATCAAGCCTTAAGTAATTCTGATACAGCATTTAACAAAGCAGTCGATATGTCTGCTGCACTTCATGGCGTTGGTCAATCATTAAAAGCTTCACCTGTACCTCCTTCCAACTATCAAAGAACACCAGATAATTATATTTTAACAGTAGAAGAAAAGCTAGCAATATTAAACAAGAGTAACGAATTAGCATCGTATGGTGTTGTACCTTTTGATGTTATTGAAGGTTTCTTCTATACTCTTGCTGCTATGACTAGCGTATCAGATCTTTCATATGTTGCAGCTGTCACAGGTGTTGATGAGTTGGGTGATGAAAGGTATGTTAGAAATGTCAGAGGAATTACTGGTATTCAAGACATCTATAAAATTGGTTATCTTGCCAATGGTCTTTCTGCTGTAACTAATAGATATGCTCCACAATATCAAAGCGTTTCTAATATTGAAGATTATACTCAATCAAGCACAGGCCAAATAGTTTATCAAGCTAGCCAAGCAGCAGCATTAGGTGCTATTGGAATGCAGGTGCTTTCTGCTACAGCTAACTTCACAGGCAACTCACCTGGTATTCTATCACAAACACCATCATATTCAGATAGTGCAATTGCAAGCTCTGTTGGTGCTTTTTCTGCATTGGCAGGTGGTGAAACAACACTTTCTCCTTCAGAGATTAATTCAGTACTTAATCCTGCTTCAGATCTTCAAGCAATGTCATCATCATTAGGTCCTCAAGCTATCAATAGCTTATTGAATGGCGCACCACTTGGTGGTGCTTTAAGTTCTTTTGGAGCTTTGGGTGGCGTTGTAGCTAGTATGTTGCTGGGTGGTTCTGGTGGTAGTGCAATTGGTGGCTTTATGTCTGAAGTATTATTAGGTCAGAGATTAAAGACATCGCAAATTGCTAACAATCCTATGCTAACTCCTCCTTCTTTCCAAGGAAAAAGTTTCTTTGGTGAAGCTCCTGTATCGCTACCTTCCACAGATCAAACATTTTGTAAACGAGTTGCAGCATTTGGAAGTCCAAAGGGTGGCAATGGTGTTGTTAGCTTCAACATGCAAAACTTTGCATCTATGGGTAGTGCTATGTCTGTTGCTTCTTTAGTTTCTAGTATGATTACAGGTTCTTCTGATATACCAGATCCTTCAAACCATTATGGCCAAGAAATTGCTACAATCACTTCTAATCTTGCTAACGTAATGAATGTTAGTCCTACTTCTTCTATTGAACCAAGAAGATCCGACCATGCCATTCCTTTCATGTTAGCATTTAGTGCTGTTTCTGTTGGTGAGACACATACCCCATTCCCTTCTAATCATTTTACTGATGGTTGGAAATTAGCATCATCTGCTGCTAATGATATTCAAAAAGCTAACCCACAATTCCTTCAAACATGTAGAACGTCACTATAAATAAAAGATGGCAATTGTAAAATCGTATTATAGAGATCTACCTACTAATTTTGACATCCACCCTATCAAGGGTGATTTGATATTGCTAACTGACGCCGATGCTGTACAGAATTCAATTCAAAACTTGTTACTTACAGATCCATACGAAAGATTCTTTAACCCTGACCTCAGTGGTGGAATAAGAGCTAGTCTTTTTGAAAACATAGGGCCAGATACTGAGTACTTCATGACTCAGAAGATTAGAGAAGTTATTGAAAATCACGAACCAAGAGCAAACTTATTCTCTGTCACGGTTAATGCTTTTCCAGATCAAAATGCTTATAACGCAACAATAGTATTTTCTATTAATAACAATGTCAATCCTATTACGTTCAATGTAATCCTTCGAAGAGTAAGATAAGATGACCACTCCAAGTTTTCTAGATGTTTCAGAATTAAGTTTTGATGGACTCAAGAATAATTTAAAAACATTCTTGCAAGCGCAACCTCAGTTTACAGATTATAACTTTGAAGGTTCAAACCTCAATGCGTTATTGGATATTCTTTCTTATAACTCTTACATGAATGCATACTACCTTAATATGGTGGGTAGTGAAATGTTTCTTGACTCCGCTCAGGTCAAGAGCTCGGTCGTTTCACATGCAAAAGAATTAAACTATGTTCCAAGATCTGCTACCTCTGCAAAAGCACAAGTTGTATTCACAATTGGTGCTCCTCAGATTGGAGGTCCTCAGACTCTTATAATTCCCAAATATTACTCTTCAAGAGCAGTGGTTAACAACACATTAATAGACTTTACAACAGCTGAAGATGTTGTTGTGTTTAAGTCTGCTGAAGGTTATTATGTAAGTCAGCCAACATATATCTATGAAGGTAAGATCGTAAATGAAATATTTACAGCAGGTGAAACTGGTGGGTATGTTCTAAAGTCTGAAACTGTTGATATCAATAGTATTGTTGTAAATGTTAGCAACTCAAGCACAGATTTTGCAAACGTAGATTACACTTTTGCTGATAGTCTATATGGATTAAATTCTAACTCTAATGCATATTTTATCCAAGGGTATGGTAGCAATCAATATGAAATCCTATTTGGTGATGGTGTATTTGGAAAGCCATTATCCAATGGTAATATTGTTAAAGTTACATATAGATCCACTCATGGTGAATTGGGTAATCTTGTAACCTCGTTCTCTCCAACAAATACTATTCAGCCTGGTGGTTATACTGTTTCCGTTGCTACAGTCTCACCTGCTTCACAAGGCTCATCAGCAGAGGATATTGAATCAATTAGATTCTATGCTCCTCGTCATTTTGCTACACAAAATAGAGCTGTAACAACTGAAGATTTTGTTACTCTTGTTCAAGATAACTATCCAGAAATTCTTACTATGATTGCCTATGGTGGTGAGGATGCAGTTCCTCCTGAATATGGTAAGGTAGTGCTTTCAATGATAATGGGTGGTACAAACCCAATTGTTCCTGATGATATTAAAGCTGATATCATTAAGTACTTGAGCTCTAAGACTATTACTGTGCAGGCTGTAATTAAGGATCCTGTAATCATTTACGTTCAAGTAAATTGTGAGATCAATTATGATCCTTCAGCAACTACCAATAACCAAGGCCAGATACAATCTGAAGTACTCAATCAAATAAAAAAATTCTCTGCAGACCACTTATCTAGTTTTGGTGACAGTCTTCGTTTGTCCAAGTTGTCTTCATATATTGACCAGTCTGATAGTGCTATCATAAGCAATCAGACATCAGTAAAAGCAATCTACAAAATTGCTCCTGTAAAGGACCTTTCTACAATTTACAACTTCACATTTGGTAATCCTATTGATAGAACAATTAAGTTCGCATACAATCCAGGTGAAGCAGAAGCAATCAAGAGTACTACATTTACTTACAAAGATTCTAATAATAACTTTTATAACAATGCTGTTATTTCTGATGATGGCTTAGGTAATCTAAGAATTTACTACAGTACAATATACAACCCAGTTGTTATTCTTCAGAGCAATATTGGAACAGTAAACTATACTACAGGTGAATTGAACTTTACTATAAATGTTTGGGATTATACAACAAATACGATTGATATCTATGCAAGATTGTTGAACTCTGATATCACAGTTTCGACTAATAAATACTTGACAATAGATTTCTCTAAAACCAACATTTTAGTAAACCCAATATAATAAATGTACACACCTCTCAAAGATATTGCCCCATTAGTTCAAAAGCAGTTTCCAGCCTTCTATAACGAAGAGGGTCCCAACTTTATTCAATTCATTCAAGCTTATTATGAGTGGATGGATAAACAAGGTCCTACTTATAAAGCAAGAAGACTAGCAGAGACTAGTGACATAGATCAATCAGCCAGAGAGTACATTAAGTACTTCATGGATGAATTTATGATCAATGTGCCATATGATATGGCTGCAGATCCTAAGTTAGTTGAAAAGTATATCCTCGATCTTTATAGAAGCAAGGGCTCTATTGAAAGCATTAAGTTGCTATTCAAAATTCTTTACAATCTCGATGCATCAATCTACCTTCCTCAAAAAGATATTTTAAAAACATCTGATGGCAAGTGGATTGTTAATAAGTATCTTGAAGTACAGATGAAAGATAATAATTTTGATTTTATCCACCAGTATGTAACTGGTAGTTCATCTGGAGCTTCTGCGTATATTTCCAATGTGGTAAAGATCAATTCGGGAAATAGAATTTCATCGTTGTTCTATCTTGAAGATATGTCACATGGGCCAAGTGGGTTATCATTTCAACAAGGCGAGATTGTTACAACTCCTGGTATTAGTATTACTAACAGTCCATTTGTTCTTGGTTCCCCATACGATGCTATTGTATTAGATTCTACTGAATACAATCAAGTTGGTGATATTTTAGGAACAGGTATTACACCACAAGGTGAAGATGGATTATACTACGTTACAAAACTTATAGATCCAAATAAACTCAAAGGATATATTGATTTTAAAATAGTAGATGGTGGTAATGGATATACATTAAATTCAAACATCTATATTTCTTATGGTACAGCTACATCAGGATCTGGTGCTAATTTTAAAATTGTAGCTTTGTCAAATACATCGCCATTTACATACAACCTCAACAAGATCTATCCTAATATCAATATAGCAATCAATGCCTCTGACTATGGTGCCAATCTTAACTATACCAGCAAAACAAGTCCCATTAGTGCTGCTCTTGAATATGCAACAGAGACTGTAGGTACCATTGCAAAGATAGGTAGTGCTACATCTGGCGATCATATGTATAATGGTACATTGGATGTAAGTATAATTGAGCCAACTACATTTGGTTATGACATCCAAGGTCCTAATGGAGGTTATTGGGGTGGTAATGCCATTATAACTGCTAATCCTGCTACAGGCAACGGTTATGTTGCAAACGTTGTTGTTCTTTCTTCTGGATATGGGTTTAATTCTAATGCAGAACAAATTGTAGCTTACAATGTTACTGATAATACTAAGTTTGCAGAGTTATCTCTTGTTGTTGGTGGTGTAGGGTTTGAACAAGGCTATTGGGATAATGATGATGGGTTCTTAAACTCGGATAAGTATATGCAAGATAGTTATTACTATCAAACTTATTCGTATGAAATCCAAACTGAAAAAGCTTTAGATAAATATTTGACTGTATTAAAAAAATTAGTTCATCCTGCTGGCAACAAAGTATTTGGCAAAGTTGAATTCATAGACACCGATGATATCACATTAGATGAAGTTAACAATGTGTTGAGTGTATATGAAAACGGTGTGTTATCTATTCAATACTCAAACGATGTTCAGACTGTATAATAAACGTAAACTGGAAATTTAAATGCAATTTAGTACCTTTACCCAAGACATGAAGAATAAGTTGATTGGTAACTTTATTGAAGATGTATCTAGTAATACATCTAACTATTACGTTTGTTTTGGTCAACCTTCTCCGTGGAACTCTAATGACCTTCCCCCAAATACAGATGTCAGCGTACATAGTTCATATTACAATGTCCAAGAAAATATCCTAACAGGTAAGAAGGTTCAAGCGACAGATATAGCACATCTTGCTCCAAACCATCCTTGGTCTTCAAATACTGTATACACTTACTATAGTGATATGGATGCTAATCTATACAACGAACAATTTTATGTTGTTAATTCTTCTGGACGCGTATACAAGTGCTTGTTTAACAACTACAATGCTCCTTCAACTATTGAGCCTACATCAAGTTCTACAGTTGGTGACTTTACTACTGCAGATGGCTATGTGTGGAAGTATTTGTTCACAGTAACAAGTGCTCAGAGTAAGAAGTTCACCACTGATACATATATTCCTGTGACTACTGATGTTAACGTATCGAGATATGCAGAGAATGGTGCTATCCATACTATATTTGTTAATGATGGTGGTAATGGTTCTGGTTATTACTCAACTAATGGTTTTGTTACCTCGACGATAGGAACAAACATAGTTCAAATTTCAAATACAAACTCTTCACCTCAATCTGGTATATATAACCTATCCTCATTGTATATTACTTCAGGTACTGGTGTTGGTTACTTATCACCTATTGTTAATTACGTTGTCAACTCTGTTGGTAAGTTTGTTCAAACACAAAATCCTATTCCGGCTCTTGATGTTACTTCCAGTTATATGATTAGCCCTCAGGTTCAAATCACTGGTGATGGTATTAATGCTGGAGCAGTTGCATATGTTAATACATATACTTCTGGAATTCAATCAATCCAAATTGTCAGTAGAGGTATTAACTATACTACAGCACAAGCATCTATAATTGCAAATAGCAGCTTTGTTACAACACAAGCATATGCAACAGCTATTATACCTCCACCAGGTGGTCATGGTTCCAAACCTAGTTCAGAGTTAGGTTGCTCAGTAGCTGGTCTTTCAGTTAACATACTCAAGACAGATCCTATTCCAAACTTCATTACATACAGACAGTTAAGTCTAATAAACAATCCTATTGCTACTGCTAATAGTCAATTGTTTACAAATGCTACTTTTAGTCAAATGACAAAGTTTACAGTTTCTGGTCTTGCGCAAAATGTATTTCCAGAATCAGAAGTTGTTACAGGTTTTGTAAGTGGTGCTACAGCAACAGTAGTTAATCAGCCAGATAGTGAGCATGTATATGTCGTTGGTGTTTCAGGTGACTTTATGGTCGGTGAGTTAATCACAGGAACATATACAGGGTATACATGTTATATAAATTCAATAAATACTAATGATCTTGTTGTGAATACTGGTGAAGTTTTATATTACAAAAACTTTGCACCGATAACAAGAGATGCTACGACTTCTGAGAATATCAAACTGTACTTTAAAGCTTAATAGGAAAATTAAATGGCTGGGTTATCAACTAATTTTAATGTTGCACCATTCTATGATGATTATGATCCAAATAATCAATACTATAGAATACTTTTCCGTCCAGGAACAGCTGTCCAGGCGAGAGAGTTAACCCAGCTTCAGACTATTCTTCAGAATCAAGTTTCTAGTTTTGGTAATAGCATATACAAGGATGGTTCTGTTATTGAAGGTTGTAACTTCACAACGTATCCTAATATGCAGCAGATTAAATTTGTTGATAGCAACAGCTCTACTCTTGATTTCACCACATTGACTTTGAATTATACTGACGTTGCTTTTGATACATCTAATAACATTGTCAATGCATCAAATTCATTCTTGCTTGTTTCTAATACATCAGGCTTAAGAGCTTCTGTATTCAGAGCATATTATGGTGCACAGTCACAGGCTCCTTATTCTAATAGAGCATATGTACAGTATCTAAACGTAGGTAACAATAGCTCTACTACATTTAGCCAAACATCAGAACAGATTGATGTTTATAGTGGCAATCAAAGCAAACAGGGTCCTTTGAACCCAGCTAATAAGTTAGGTGTAATCTATACACTTACTTCTAACTCTACTGTTAATGCTCTTGCTACAGGTTATGGAATGCATGTTGGTCCTGGTATCATTTACCAGAAAGGATTCTTTATTGAATCTATGCCAGACAATTTCATTATCAGCGAGCATGTTTCAAACCAAAATGGTATTGTTGTTGGTTTTGATACATCAGAAGAAATCATTACTCCTTATGATGATACATCGTTATTTGATAATTCACAAGGAAGTTCTAACTATAGTGCACCAGGTGCATATAGATTGAAGTTGGTTCCAAGACCAGTATTCTATGATTCATCAAATACAGCTGTTTCTGTTCCTAACAACTTCCTCGTGATTGTTAAGTTTGATACAGGAACTGGTCAAGTAATCTTAAACAAGAGCACTCCACAGCTAAGCACATTAGGTGACACTATTGCTACTCAACAATTGGAAACAGCTGGTAATTTTATTGTAACACCATTTACTGTTAACGTTGTTCCTTCTGCAAACAATGAAACTTTCTTGTATTCTATATCATCAGGCACTGCCTATGTTGATGGTTATAGAGTACAGACATTAGGCACAAGCACCGTTGAAGTTCCAAGAGGTATCTTTACTAAATCAATTAACCAAGATGTGCTATCTCTTAGCCTTGGTAACTACTATATTGTAAATGAGGTTGCTGGTACACCAGATGTACAAGGCCTTGAAGAAGTTATTCTTTATGATGCACCGAGAACTGCTCTTTCATTACCTCCTGTATTTCAACCAGCTGGTCGTCAGATTGGTACTGCAAACATTAGAGCGTTTAAGTACTATCAGGGCACAAAAGGAACACCTGAGGCTCAATATAAAATGTATCTTTGCAATATCCAGTTAACTGGAAATCCTGCAAACATTAGAAGCCTATATGCTTATTCAAGCACATATGGTGCCTTCTATGCTGATATCGTTCTTGATTCGTTGAAGGGTATTGCTATTATTCAAGAACCAACACTTAGCCTTCCAATATACGATACAGGTGTTAGTGGTTTAGATTCCTTGGTAAGCAATGCTGGAATGAATAATACATCATTCTATTATAGACCCACTCTTCAAGCATCTCTTACTCAGACTATGACTGGTGCAACAGCAAACTTTACTGTTCCTGGTCCAGATATTTTCAGTTATGGTGATGGATTCCTTGATGATAGTACATCATTGGATGTAAACATAACATTTGCACAAGATACTTTTACACAACCTCTAATGACTGATGGTGCAATTCCTTCATCAACTCTTATTACAGATGGTACGGTATTAAACAATACAATTATTAATAACGGTGTAGTGCTTAACAGCACGTTAATTACAAATGGTAGTATTCCAGAAAATGTTCTTATATCTAATGCTACGATTACAAGCTACTCATTAGTTAACAATGCTGTTATTAATGCTGGTGCAACTGGTGTAATCACTGCTAATGCTGCTGTCCTAACTGGTACCTTCACTACAACTGGTACAATTTCTGGAAATACCATTAATAGTGCCAGAGAATTTTTAGATGATATTCCAACAGCTGAAGTTTCAGCAGGTTATCACGTTATTGTTGCAAATACAACAGGTGCTACATCTTATAATAAAATTACTAGAGTTAATAGCAGTAGATCAATAACTTTGGATTCAACACCATCTGTTACTGGACCAGCAGGAACCATTAGTGTTTCTTATGATCCAACTTGGTTGTATACAACACCAACTGTAGCTTCACAAAATCAAGGACTAAGCACATACGCAAAGAGCTTAATCGTCGCTGCTAACCCTCCTTCTTCGTCTCCTACAGTAGGAACATATGTAGTTTTATCCAACACAACTGTATCGTATGGTACTACAATCACTGGCGTTGAGACTTTCACACCTGGTGCAAGTACAGCTAATGGCTTTGCCATTCATCTAGCAAACAATGCTAGTAAAAATATCGTAGGTTATTCCACTTCATACTCTGCATGGAATATTAATCTCGTACAAGACCCAAGAGTTATTACAAGTGTGACACCATTTACATCTGGGTTGTCAGCAGGCCAGACAATTCTAATTTCTAATACCTCTTCTTCGTATTTTAATGATACAATCTCTTCAGTTGTCAACTCAACAGCATTGATTCTTACCACAGCTTCACCAGTTTATGGTGCTAGCCTTTCTGCTTCAATCAATGGTAATACAGTTGTTACTAGCCCAACTTACTTTACTCAAAACTTCCAGCAAGGTAGTTCAATAATACTTTCTAATACAACTGGTGGGTTCTCTTACAATATTGTAAAGAGTGTCCCTTCTCCTAACTCTATTATTCTTACTGCTCCTTCTACAGTCAGTGGTAATGGTAATATCTCAGTAGGTATTAATGGAAGTACTTTGACTAGCCCATCATCCTTTACCAGCACATTGGTTCAAGGTGAAGTTGTAACAGTAGCTAATAGCACTGGTGGCGTTTCTTATAGTACCATTAGTACAATTAATAGTAGCAATTCAGTAACATTTACAACTCCACCTTCTATAAGTGGAAGCAATGGTACGATTGTATTGAAGGCTTCTTCTACAACATTGACTAGTCCAACATCATTTACTGGTTCACCAAACAATCTTCAGATTGGTCAACCTATTTTGGTTGCTAACTCATCTTCAGATTACTCAAAGCATTCATATAGCTATATTGCCAGCATTAATAGTGCTAACTCAATTACACTACAAAGTGTGCCAGGAGCAGTAGGAACCAATATTAAGGTTGGAATCGTAGGACAAACAATCACTTCTCCTACGCAATTTACAACTCCACTAACAGTTGGTACAGTATTGTATGTTTCTAATACAACAGGAAGCACACCATTCCAAACCAAGGTTTCATCAATAAACTCTGCAAACTCAATTACAGTGGCAGATATACCTGCTGTGTTTGGTACTTCAATCGCTCTTACAACAGGTGGTTCATATCTAGTAAGTGCTTCTAACCCAACATTCTCTTCTACACTTTATCCTGGTGCTTCATTACAGCTTACAGATTCCACAGGTACATCTGTTCCTGTGACGATTAGTTCTACCAATGCTACATCGGTAAGCTTCGTAACTACACCAAATGTTCTTGGTAGTTCACTTACTGTCCAACAGTTCTTTAAGCAGGGTGAAGCAATTAACTTAACTGGTTCTGGAAACACAATCAGTCAGGATAGCACCACATCAATGACAATGAACATCTGTACAGCTCTTGATGTTAACACATATAATGTATATGGACAAATTCCATTATTCAGATCTAATGCCAATCCTACAGGCAAGGTAGTAAATAAAGGCCAATATGTAATCATTAATTGTGGTTCAAATCTTGGTGGTACTACTGGTCCTTGGGCTTTAGGTATCTCAGATGTGTTTGGTGTTGCTAACGTATATGTTGGTTCTACAGCAAACACAAACAATCCTGATTACGGTACATGGTTCAGTGTTGACAATGGCCAAAGAGATGCTTTCTACGGCAATGCAAAATTGAGTCTACTTCCTTCTCACAATGGTGCATTGACAAATACTTCTGTGTTATTGGTTAAGTTAAATTGCTTCACACCTAACACAACTGCAACACAAGCTGGTTTCTACTCAGTAGATTCATATCCAATAGATGACGTTAATACAGCTAATCTATATGCAATTGCAACTGCTCAAATTCCAATCTATACATCAGTATCTGGCGTATCATATGATCTAAGAAACTTCATTGATACAAGACCTGTAATGGCTAACACAGCTGTAATTACAAACAATGTTAACCTTGCTACTCAGGATCCAGCTTTAAACAATGGAACCAAAAATGGTTCATGGATATCAAGTGGGTATAACATCATCCCTGACCCAGATAGTAAGTTTAACTATAGTGCAACATATTACCTACCTAGATTTGATAATTTAATTCTTACAAGTGGTTCACAATTTATTGCTAGAATGGGTGCTTCAGCAGAACATCCACAGCCACCTACCCTAAATAAAACAGGATTAAATCTAGCTCAGATATACGTACCACCATATCCTTCTCTAACATTCTCAGAAGCACAGTAATAAAATGACATACAACAGACCTGACCTAGCCGTTAAAGTAGATACTACCTCGCTAAGAGGCTATACTATGAAACAAATAGGTGGATTGGATTCTAGAATTTCTAGATTAGAGTATTATAGTGTCTTGCAAGCATTGGATACAGATGCTACATCACTATCAATAGCCAATACACAAACAGGTATCCAAAGATTTAAGACTGGTATCTTTTCAGATCCATTCAATGATTTTTCTTTGAGTGACATTAGTGATCCTGAATTTAGAATAGCAATTGATTCTTCTGCATCTATGGCACGTCCTAGATACACCACATCATTATCAAGATACCAATTGGTTGCCTCACAAAGCAGCGGATACAGTTTAAGAGGAAGACTTGGTTTAGTTAATTACTCTGAAGAAAAGATGGAAGGCAATCCTACTGCTACTACATATAGAAATCCTGCAGAGGGTTATTACTCATTCATGGGTGATCTTGCTTTGAATCCTAACTATGATAATTATATTGATACAGTACAAGCAGCTCCTCAAAATATTACTGTTAATGAAGTAGATTCATTCCAAAACCTACTATCATCGGGTCTTGGTATCACTACACAGGATATTAGCACTGTTGCTGCTAAGCCTGTATTGACTGCGCACACATCAACTACTAACTACTGGTCTCAAACTTCTACCACTACTGTAAAAGATCTAGCAGTAACAGCTGCAGCAAACCCAGTATCACAAGATTTAGGTGACTTTGTTACAAATGTTACCAATCTTCCTTATATGAATTCAAGAACAATTGCAATTTATGCTACAGGTATGATGCCAGGTCACACTCTATATGGATTCTTTGACAAGGTACCAGTGTCACAATATTGTGCACCAGCATATGTAAATCCAATCTATGCAGATGAAAACGGAAACGTTGATAGATCTAAGTGTGGCCAATTGGGTGCTGGTGGAGCACCAGCTCTTCTATTGAAGAATGGTAATTATGGTGATCCAATTGTTTCGAATATGTATGGTATGGCTTACTTAATATTTAATTTGCCTGCAGGTATGTTTAGAACAGGTGAAAGATCTTTTGTTCTTACTAACGTACAAGATTTGGCTGATACTGGTGGTATTCTTACTTCAGCAACACAGACCTATACAGCATCTGCACAATCAATTACTAGACAAAGTGATTCACTATCAATCATTCAACCTACATTTAACTGGAATACAACTACATCTCAAACCACATCAAACTATACTACACATATCGATCCACCACCTCAAAGCGATGGTGGTAACGATGAACGTGGTGGTGGTAGTCGTGGTAGCGATGGCAATAGTTGCCAAGGTAGTGATCCTGGCAATGGTGGCATTGGTTGTGGCCAGGGTGATGGTGGTGGTGGTGACTAATTGTAATAGATTTAATTACTATACATATAAAAGAAGAAACAAGGTTTTAGGAATTAATTAATGGCTGACGCATTATCACAAAATTTTTATTTAAACAACAATGCAGATTCACAAACTGTGGGTATACCTGCAACCTACTTAACAAGTATCGGTGTGTTTTTTAAAGCTAAAAGTTCAGTATTAGGTGTTACGTTAGCTGTCGTTGCAACCAACAATGGTTATCCTGATACCAATCAAATTCTTGGTGGCGTACACTTGAATGCAAATCAAGTTACTGTTAGTGATGATTCATCAGCAGAGACAATCTTTACGTTTGTTAATCCACTTGTATTGGATACTACTAAGTTATATTCCTTCTATGTTCTTCCTGACTCTAATAATCCTGATTATGCTTTGTGGATTTCTTCTGTTGGTGGTACAGATATTCTAACAGGAATTCCTGTTACATCACAACCTTATTCTGGAACCTTGTTTACATCTTCAAACCAACAAACATGGATTCCTATTGTTTCACAAAACTTTAAATTTAATCTTTATAGAGCAAAGTTTAATAATACTAATGCCAAGTTAGTGTTTAGAAATAATCCTACTGATTATCTTCAGTTAACTAGTTATCAAAGAGCCAATAGTTCTATTGGATTGGCAGTTGGTGACGTCGTGTATGCTGCTAATACTTCCAATACAGCTCAGATTCTAAGCAACACTAGCATCTATCCTTATGGTACTGTTTCATCATTTAATGAACTTTCACAATTTGTTGAAATTAAGAATACTAATGGTTTGTTCAATACTACTACATATCCTATATTGAATTTCTTTAGAGTTAAGCAGTATAGTAATGCTTCCCTTCTCACACCTAACAATATGATTGCAACGGCTAACTTAATTTCAATAGTAGATCAACATTACCAATCTTTGGTTCCTAAGTTTACGTTGGTAGAACCATCAGGCACATCTACAAACATGGCTCATTATGGTACTGCTAATTCTGATGGGTATTATGCATATGATACTAATCAAACAGCTTCTTATGTGACAAATGAAACTAGATATGATTTAAACGATCATGAAAGAGTTATTCTTTCTTACTCCAATGAAGTTGCAATTGGTGGATATGGTGCAAATGGATCTTCTACTATCGTAATCAATCTCCAGACAGCATCTCAATATGCTTCTCCTGTAATTGATCTTGGTACAAAGGCTGTCACTTTTATTGAAAACAACATCAACAACTTGCTTGATAATGAATCAACAAGATATGGTGATGCATTAAACAAATATATCTCTCAAACAATTTCAATGGATATTACAGCAGAAGATTTCAAGGTGTATGTCACTGGATATAGACCAGCAGGAACAGACATTGTTGTCTATGGTAGATTTAAGAATAATCATGATGGTAATGTAATTCAATATAATCCATGGTCTAAGATGGTAATGGATCCTTCTCAAGTATCCAAATTTAGTTCACCAAAGAACAAGACGGATTTTAATGACTATACTTACACGATGGCTGTAGGCAATACTGTTGTAAATCAAACAATAGCTTACATGGATCCTAATGCAGATATTGGTTCAAATGCAACAGCAAATTGCTTGACTTACTATAATACTACAGGTGCATCATTTGTTGGGTTTGATAACTTCCAAATTAAAATGGTATTGACTTCTTCAGACCAAATTAAAGTACCTACAGTTAAAACACTTGCAGCGATTGCATTGCTTCAATGAGTGAAGGTAAATTTGTATTGAAGCAGAGTGGAATAGTAAATGTCGATCGACAGGCACACGATGTTTATTGGCTACAAAGAAAGAATGCTTCCAATGCAAATGACAAAGCAAACAATTCAGAACAAATAAATAATATGGTGGAACAGATTAATCAACTTAAACAAGATCAATCTGAAATTAAAGACCTCCTTCTAAAGTTATTGGAAAAAAATAAATGACTATACAAGTTTCGACAGTAAACACAGTATCAGATTCTTTTGGTCAATGGATTGCAAAAACCAACCAAGCTATCGTTGCTGTTAACAACTATAGTGTCACGGTTAATTCCAATACAGCGGTAGGCAATGCCTACATCACTGGAATGTATCATTCCAACTCATTATTTGCCAATACAGTATTAACAGTAGGTGGATCCTCTGCTAACATAACTGTCAATGCATCATTTGTAACTGTACAATCATCACCTACTCAGAATGTTTTAATTTCTAGTGCTGGTATGGTAATTGGCAGCACTTCATATACACAGACATTAATGACCATTGGTAATACTTCTATCAGAGGATCCAATGTTTCATCTGATAGTCTTTATCTTACAACACGAGCTGTTCTTGGTAACACGACTTTTTCAACCACAACTGCATATGCAGATAATTTAAACACTCGTGTTCTTACAGCATCAGGCAATGCCACGTTTGGTGATAATCAAGCAAACACATATGTTAGTAGAAATGGTATTATAATTTATTCACAACCACTAGGTACATGGATTGTTAATACAAATATTACTTCAACTAGTATTTCTACAGTTGACGTTTATGCTAATAATATCCACGGCAATTTAATTGGTAGCTTTGCTGCTCCTCCTAATGGAGCTCCAATAGTATTCACTGCTAATATGCAATTTTCTGGTTTGTATAACTATTTTGACAATGGTCTTACATCCAATGGTAACGTAGAAGTATATGGTAATGATGGTGTAGCATCACATTACTTTGCCACAAGCTATTGGCCTACATCTTTCCCTGCATATCCAAGTGTTATGAAGAACTCCAACGCAGCATTCGTGTATCAAGCAAGTGATACAAGTGTCTGGTTATCAAGAAACATTGTTGATGGTAATTTAATTACATATGGTTCTTCTGCAGACGCACTACATTTAGGTACAAATGTTCTTCAATACTACACATATGTAAATGGTACAGCTGGTGTTGCTAACTTATTCACTAGACAGGTACCACTTAGCATTTCAACATCTTCTGGGTATATTTCTTCTAACAACTTCTCATTGGGCAATACCACGTTCACATCTAACGTAACTGTATATGGTAGTTTGGGTGTTGCTGGTCTTACTAGTGGTGGTGTGACATTAAAAGCTAATACTACAGGAAGCTCTTATACTCTTACGCTTCCTTCAATTACAGGTACTGCTTCACAAGTATTGACTGCAGATGGTACTGGTAAGACATATTGGGCTGCTGTTCCTCTTCCAGGCAACTCGACAATTCAGCAATTGTATAGCTTGGGTGTTGGTACTCCTGCATCTGGTAATCTTGGTGAAATTAGAGCCACAAATAACATTACCGCATATTATAGCTCTGATGCAAGATTAAAAACAAACGTCACAAACATTGAACATGCGTTAGACAAAGTAATGTTCTTGAATGGCGTAGAGTTTGATTGGTCAGATCAATACATTGAAGAGTGTGGTGGTGAAGATGGTTACTTTGTAAGAAAGCACGATGTTGGTGTTATTGCTCAGGAAGTTGAAGCGATCCTTCCAGAGATCGTTGCTACGCGTGATGATGGCTTCAAAGCTGTCAAGTATGATAGATTGGTTTCATTGTTAATCGAAGCTATCAAAGAGTTGAAGCAAGAAGTTGACGAATTAAAGAAGAAGTAAAATGTCCGCTATTACAAACCTTACAATTGACCAGGGTTCTGATTTTATTTACTTTGTTCATGTAGTAAATTCATCTGGTAATACTATTAATCTTTCTTCTTACACTGCTAACTCGCAGATTAGACCTTCATATTCATCTAATGTATTTTACTCTGCAGTACTAGACATGACTAGCTCAGCAAATGGACAAATAGTGATGATAGTGAATTCACACACATCATCACTATTAACAAATCCAAGATACGTTTATGATTTGGAGTTAACAAGCAATACAGGAATTGTTTCCAAATTGCTTAGTGGCTTTGTCACTGTCAACCCAAGTGTAACTCGTTAAACTTTATATACATACGAACCTGTGTGATCGCAGAGTATGCTCGAGTCAGCATAGATCTTGAATCCTTTTTGATTAGCCTTGTGGCAGAAGTCTAGATCTTCAGAGAAGGTCTCGTTGTGATCCAAAGCTGTTCTATAGACAAATTGTGGATACCCAATATCAACCATGACTTGTTTCTTGATTAGAACACAACCCATACCAACAGCACCTACCTGAACAAGACCTTTATCTTTGATCTTCTCATATGGCATGTGGTTATAACCACCCTTATCATTAGTCTCGAAGATTTCAATCACATGACGATCGTGGAACCTCTGGATGTATATTCCAGATACAACATCAACGTCGTGATTGATCATCTTAACCAATGTGTCAGGAGCAAAAGATATATCAGAATCTATTGCAAGTAGATAGTCGTATGATCCTTTAACTATCCAATCAGCAATTAAGTTACGTACTTGTTCCACATTGTATCCATAGAAGAATTGAAACTGTGTCTCGTATCCTTCTGGTACGATAAGGTCATAGATTGACTTAAACGTAGTTGCTTCAATGTTCTTAGCCGTTGGAATTGCTATTAGAATCTTTTTTTTTGACATAATGTTCCTTGCTACTATATCTTTAGTGCGAACCATTTCCACTTTTGGGTCTAATTGTTTTGTTGTTGAATTTACTTCTATCTTTTCCAGCTTTACACCCTTGCTAAGGACTTGTGCAGCATTCCAGTTCTGTTGTTGACTATTAACTTTATAATCGTTTAGTGGATTTTTATCATTGTAAAGCATTACAATGTCAGACACGACTGTAATCTTTTCTGGATCTGCTTGCTCTAGGATGTTATAGAACGTAGCATTGTCACCACCCGCTTTAAACCATTTGCCATCATGATCTTTAAATACATTATTAGATATATTATTGATTAGTCCTCTACGAAATGTTCTCAAATGAGGATAAGGCATATTCCAGTTAAACTTGTAACTGCGGTAACCTTTTGTATCTCTCACTGCTTTCGGATAAGGTTGAGCCTGAAGAGGGATATCATCTACTTCTGACCAGCAACTACCATATGAGTAATCTGTCTTGCCTTGAGCATAAAGGTTATTGTAAAAATTAAAAATATTATTGTCGTTGATGAGAGCGTCATCACCATCAAGTAACATTACAATGTGATCATCACCATCTGGCTCATCCACAGATATAATCCTTAGCATGCTAATTTGATTATACACAGCACCAAAGTTTTCTGGATTATGTTTTACGGTAAATTTATCAATTAGGTGTGGATACATATACTTAATGTAATTAACAACAAGATCGAGACTAGTATCATTACTATTGTCATCAATCAAGTACATATGCCAGTTATCATAATTTTGTGATGCAACAGAATCAATACATCTTAAAATGTAGTCGAATGCGTTGTAGAATGGTGTTATAATATTAATACGTTGCTCAGAAGATACTTTGTAACTATTCCATTCTTCTGGATTGCTAAACCTACGACCAAATACTTTATGTACACGGTCATTGATATAGGATACTTTACGGAAATCCTCTACAGGAAGATACAAACCAAGCTTCTTGTAGATATGTTGTTTCCATTGTAATGCAACAGTATCCCAGCCAGCAATGTCCTTTACAATATTGCACGCATACATCTTTTGCTGGTGGAGATATTTGTTATTGTAGGCATCAAATACCATCTTGCCAAAATCACGAGCTTGTTTAGCTGGATCGATATTAGGAAATAGGTTGTTTGGTTCAATTGCATAATCTAGATGGTAACATGCAGACTCTATGGCAGTCTCTTCAAGTGCACCAAACCGTACAGTCAAGAGAGGTGTGTTGTAATACAACGACTCAAGTGCCGATATACCAAACGTCTCTGGGAAAGCACCAGGAAAGATAAAGAAGCTGGCAGATTGGAACAACTCTGCAACTTGTTTCTGTGGAATAATTCCAGTAAAAGAAACATCCAGATCTTTATATTGCTCTTGTTGCGCAAGATCTTCTAGTTCACGTTGCTGCTGATCTGGCTCTGCTGTTGAGCTAAACTTATAATAACCACCAGCCACAACTAGCTTTGCATCAGGAAGATTCAACTTTACAAGTGGCCACACATTATTAAGTAATGGCTTCAACCCTTTTGATACAGATGCAACGTATACAAAAAGATTGGGATCTTTTTTAGTAATATCTGTTTCTTCAAAATACTTAACAATACCATTACGTGTTTGATAGATCTTCTTCTTTAGTACTTCAAAGTTACGACGATCACCACCGTGCCAACAATTCGTGACATATGATGTATGAAAATCAGATAGTGTAAACAATTCATCAATGTAATTACTGACTAGCAACTTCTCGACAAATGGATCACCCCAAATAAATGTATCATGCATCCACAATATCTTGTGCTTGCTTGCCTCTCTTACATTATCAAACAAACTATAAGGATATCTGGTAGAGTTTTCTATTTGTCCTTGAAGTTCTTTTGGTACGAATGGAGTAATGCAACGAGATGAAATCATAACATCATATTGTTTTTCACATTTATCAATATGACTAATATGCTTATACTTCACACCATCATATGTACCAGGACTACAATCTGTATCAGTGCAATGGTTATATACAGATACGTCAAACCCTATCGATACAAGTTCTTTGGCAATCAAGCTCAATGCAGATTCGGATCCACCAAGTGCACGATTCTTAATCGTGTTACCATCATATACCAATCCAATCGAATCTATAATAACAATAGAAGGTTTTTTCATCTCAAATTCACCATTCCAAACACATAAATAAAAACACTTGTAATCTATAATATATATCAATTCAATTAATCAGGCAACGAATGTCTTTAATAATTCAAAATCAAAATTTAATTGGCAACGGCAGCAATACTCAATTCACATTGCTAACGTCGACGGCTAACTCTGTAAATGTTATTACAGTGGTCAATGGCCTTGTACAAACTCCTGATATAGATTATACGGTTGCTGGAAGTACGTTGACGTTTACTATTCCACCAGTTTCAACAGCAGAGATTGAAGTTAGATATTATTCAACTGATGATACTACAGGATACAAAGGTTCTGCTGGATATCAAGGTTCACAAGGATTTCAAGGATCAACAGGTGATTCTGGTTATGTAGGAAGTATGGGATATACTGGATCTAGAGGAGCTGGTTATACTGGTTCTACAGGTTTAGTAGGAGCACCAACAAGCAATCAATACATCAATGCTGATGGTGTCAATTCAATCTTTACAATGAATGTTCCTGTTACAGATCCCAACAACATATTTGTTTTTATTAACGGTATTGTACAAACACCAACAATAGATTATACAGTATCAGGAACTACTTTAACCTTTACGTTTGTTCCTTCTACCAATTCAGCAATAGAAATTAGATTCTTTGGCATTGCTCAAGGATTGACTGGTTATAGAGGATCGCTAGGTGATTCTGGTTATACTGGTTCAATGGGATCTGTTGGTTATCAAGGTAGTATAGGATTCACAGGTTCTTCAGGAACATCTGGATATACTGGTTCTATTGGTTATGCAGGAACAATAGGATATACAGGTTCATTAGGTTATACGGGTTCAGCGGGAGCAGGATATACAGGATCTGCAGGTCCTGCAGGTGCTCCTACAAGTAGTCAATCTATAACTGCAGATGGTACCAACAACTCATTCACAATGTCACAATCCGTTTCCAATCCTAACTATGTGTTGGTTACAATCAATGGCTTGTTACAAATACCTACTACAGACTATACTGTATCAGGAACAAATATAACATTTGCATTTACTCCAATTAACTCTGCAATCATAGAACTTAGATACTTTGGAGAGATTGGATCTGAAGGATATCAAGGATCTGTAGGCTTCCAAGGTTCTGCTGGTGTGGGATATATTGGTTCTTTAGGCTTTACTGGTTCTATTGGATATACAGGTTCTAGAGGAGCTGGGTATACAGGTTCGATGGGTCCTGTAGGGGCCCCTTCTGATTATCAAGTATTTGTTGGTGATGGTGTTTCAACTTCATTCACTATGAAGAATAGTGTTCCATTTGAAGCAGCAATCATAGTAGCTATCAATGGTCTTATTCAGATTCCAATAACTGATTATACTGTATCTGGTACTAATGTCAACTTTAATTTTGTTCCTAATAACCTTTCTGAAATAGAGATAAGATATTTTGAAATTACCGAGGGGTTTAGAGGTTCTGTTGGTTATCAAGGCTCTGCTGGTACGCCTGGAACAGGATACTGGGGTTCAGTAGGCTATACAGGTTCGATAGGTTACACAGGCTCTGTTGGTATAGGCTTGCAAGGTCCTGTAGGAGCTCCTCAAGATAACCAAACATTTATTGGAACAGGATCTACTTCTTCATTTACAATGAACTATTCCATTGTTAATGAGAGTAACATTATTGTTACCATCAACGGATTGGTACAGATTCCTGTAACAGACTATACTGTATCGGGAAATACACTTTCGTTTACTGTAATTCCTCCTAACAATACTAATATTGAAGTTAGATACTTCACGATTGCTGCCGTTGGATATTCAGGATCAGTTGGTTACAAAGGTTCTGTAGGTGATCCAGGTGGTTCAACAGGTTATACTGGATCTATTGGTTTCACAGGATCGATTGGTATTGGATTCACAGGATCTATTGGTATTGGTTATACAGGTTCTGCTGGTGTTGGTGTTCCTTATGATATGGAAACACAAACATCATCTTCCAATCAGACAGTTTTTATATTAAAGAATGTTGTGGCTCAACCAGGCAACATCTTCCTTTCTGTTAATGGATTGTTACAAACACCTATATTAGATTACAACATTAGCAACTCAAATACTTTAACACTAACAACAGCACCTGCACTAAACTCTGTTGTTGAAGTAAGATATTTTGCTGGAACAGGTTATGCTGGTTCACAAGGATATAATGGATCTGCTGGTTTCCAGGGATCTGTTGGTGTAACAGGTAGCCAAGGATCTGTAGGATATCAAGGATCTGTTGGCTTCCAAGGTTCTGCATCTTTTGGTGGCTATCAAGGCTCAATAGGTTTCCAAGGTTCTCAAGGTAACATTGGTAACCAAGGAACTATAGGTTTCCAAGGTAGTCAAGGAGATCAAGGTTTAGTTGGCTTCCAGGGTTCACAAGGTAATATTGGTACACAAGGTGATGTTGGCTATCAAGGATCGGCTGGGTTTGCTGGATCAATAGGTAATTTAGGTGGTACAGGTTATCAAGGTTCTGTAGGAGCTCAAGGATCTGGTGGACAAATTGGTCCAACTGGACTTCAAGGTAACATTGGTTTCCAAGGATCTTCTGGATATAGAGGCTCTGTCGGCGCTGCTGGTGCTGGTTTCCAAGGTTCTTTAGGCTTTCAAGGTTCTATTGGTAGCGTTGGATATCAAGGTTCTTCTGGAGCTTCTGCAGCAGCTGGCTACCAAGGCTCAGTAGGTTTCCAAGGTAGTATTGGATTTCAAGGTAGTGTAGGTAATCAAGGCATATCTGGTTACCAAGGATCGCTTGGTGATACTGGATACTTAGGTTCGATTGGTTTCCAAGGATCGTTTGGTAACACTGGTTATCAAGGATCATCGGGTGCATCATCGTCTGCTGGTTATCAGGGGTCAGGTGGCTTTCAGGGTTCTGTAGGTTTCCAAGGTTCCATTGGTGCTACAGGATATCAGGGTGATGTTGGATATCAGGGTTCTGCTGGCTTCCAAGGTAGTGTTGGTGATCAAGGAAATATTGGTTACCAAGGATCACAAGGTGATATAGGATATCAGGGTGTTGTAGGTTTCCAAGGATCTGTGGGTTTTCAAGGTTCTTTTGGTTACACAGGATATCAAGGTTCTTCAGGTCAATCTGCATCAGCAGGCTACCAAGGATCTTCTGGCTTCCAAGGTTCTGCTGGCTTCCAAGGTTCATTTGGTGATACAGGGTATCAAGGTTCAGTAGGTTTCCAAGGATCTGTTGGGTTTCAGGGATCTATTGGTGGAACAGGATATCAAGGATCAGCAGGTGCAGCAGCTGCTGCGGGTTACCAAGGCTCAGTAGGATTTCAAGGAAGTGTTGGGTTCCAAGGTTCCGTTGGCTTCCAAGGTTCGTTTGGTGGAACAGGATATCTAGGTTCCATTGGCTTCAAGGGTAGTACAGGCTTCCAAGGTTCTGTTGGTGCTACTGGCTATCAAGGTTCAGTTGGATTTCAAGGTTCAGTTGGATTTCAAGGATCGGTAGGCTTCCAGGGTTCGTTTGGTAATACAGGATATCAAGGATCTTCTGGTGCCGCAG